CTCCTTGCTTTTTGGATGAACCTTTTGCTAGAATAATTGCGTCCTCAAGGTTGCCGATATGGTCTACAAGACCAGCCTCTTTGGACTGTGCGCCGATAAACACACGACCTTCTGCCATTTTCTCCAATACAACATCTGTACTCACACCGCGCTGGTTTGCAACGGCATCGACAAACATTGTGTAAAAGTAATCTGCGGAGTTTTGCAGATACTCCTCACTAGCTTTGTTAAGTACTTCAAACGGGCCTGCTAGTGCTTTGTATTTACCAGCCCTAATTATTGTGGTTTTAACACCTTGCATTTCTTCTCGTTTTGTAATCTCCTTATGTGTAATGATAACTCCAATACTCCCAACCATAGAAGTATCAAAGCTTACAATCTCATGGGCTGCTGAACCAATCCAGTAAGCCGCAGAAGCCATAGTACCATTAGCGAAAGAAACTATTTTCTTCTGCTCTTTCGCCCTCATGATATAATCAGCGAGTTCCTTAGTACCATCAACTGTCCCACCAGGAGAATCAATATCAAGAACGATGCCCGCGATATTAGGGTTGTCAATAGCTGATTGGATCTCATTCTTATAATCTTCAGTTGTCTTGCCCCCAGAGACTGCCTGCATGCCGTACATTTTCTTAGCAATCGTACCATGGATTTGAATGACTGCAACATCTGGATGGTTTATATTACCTACAGCTTGCGCCATAGGAGCTTCCAGAGTTACGTTCTTACCAGCCATATGATCTGCAACAATTTCGCAAATAACATCCAATGCGTCTGGCATGATTGCCCAAGGCTTACTATTGATGTATTGAACAATCGCACGATCTTTATTTGTCTCCATTTTTAGTACCCTCTTTAGGTTCTTCTACTTTAATATCTTCCTCTACTTTTTCAACAACTGGAGGAAGATCACCTTGACTCTTTGTATGCCCAAGTTTGTCGTTTACGTTCTGCACAAGGCGCGAAGTTGTTTCATCTCTTTCTGGCAACCCTGTCATCTTGCGTACGTGATCTTCAAGTTTATCATCAGGAGTAATGACGTTGAATTTAAACAATCTCCCAAGGAACGCTGCCATGTCATTCATGTTCAGCTTGCTGGCACCAACTGGCTCAATATACGCTTGCTTGTCTTTAGGATAACCATTCAACAAACTTAAACCGCGAGCACCAATAAACTGATGATTGACCACATTAGCGATCATCAAAGCAAAACCTTCAACAGCTTTATTAAACAACTCACTCTGTACACTAGCAAGAGCAAAACTACCACTATCGTTCTGAATACCAAGAAGAAGAAACTGTGCCAGCACACTCATGGCAATCTTAGCATCGTAACGAGCAATAACTTCACCCATGTCAAATTGACGCTGACCAGGGCTTCCTTGTAGCTCGAATTCCCAACCTGGTTGTAGGACTAGCCCTTCCTGTTCGTTCCGCTTTACGCCTCTGACTGTTTCCCACGCCCACCGCCCCAACGCATTCAGGTTCCCATCTTCGTCCAGCAACACTGCGTCCTCGTCAGGTGTCAGTACCGGCAGCCCGGTCAGATCTCTTTCTATTCCGATCGCTTCTAGCTTTTCGAAGTTGGTTTTGTAGTACCAAGATCTGTAGGCATTCCTAAGGAGACTAACACCAGTAGGCCGGTTAGCAGTTTTATTACTTGCAAAGTGGAGACACTTAGATATTTTGATTTCTGCTGTTCCAAACTCTGCAAAAGCACTTTCGCTGTTATCATCAACGTCAGCAGCAGAACCCCATACTTGCTGAGTTACAGAGATTAGCTTTCCGTGGTCATCATTATGCCACTTCTGAATTGAGTCCTGTGGTCTTGTATACATGGCATCCCAGACAATGACACCATCTTCGTCTTCCTTTAGGACTACTTCAAACAAAGAGAAGCCATAAACAAGAAACATCAGAACTTCTTCTAGTTTGTGTGTCCAGTTGACGTTATCAAGACTTCTTTGGAGGGCACCTTTAGGATCATTGTGCACCTTCCACTCGACCGATTGAAGAGTCTTCGTGATCGCAAGCATAATACTACCAACGATAGGATCATTGAAGTACATCTTACGAAACTCACCAATATACCGATCACCAGAGAGTTTAATCTCTATCTCTTCTTCCATGTACGAAGAATACTTACCAGAGACTCGTTGAAAGGGAATTGATTTATTAGAAGTTTCAGCTACTTCTGTTTTTACTATTGGGCTTCTAAATTTTATCAAAAGATGACTCCATTCTTAATTTCTGATTGATGAGTCCAAATGCAGTTTGGTTAGCTGCTTGGTAATCATCTTGCCCAACGTTAAAATGTCTGAACGTCGAAATCATCAAACTATCCGTATAATCATTAGAGAACCCTAGACGATTCCTGATGTCAATCTTTGGAATCATCTGAGCAGGCTCTTTATCTTGCATAAGAGCTAATTCACCAAATTCTTGAATGTACCTGTCTTCGTCGGATATAGCCAAGTATTGAAAATTATCACGAAGTCCGCAGAACAACTCAGATCGCAGATTGCGGTAGGCTTGGGGATCATTGGCTCTTGCGTTGCCCACAACCTTATATATGCGCATACCAGGCTTTCGTCTAAGGTGGTCATATACTCCAATTCCCATTCCGACATAGTCAGTATATAACTCCTGGATCTTATGCTGTTTATAAAGTGCGTAAACTTTACCCTCTAAATCGTGGGTGTCCGAATGCTTTATCCTGATTGGTTTAAATATATACCATCCTTTGCGAATCGTCAAAACGGAATAATCATTCTTTCCGGCTGCTGGGTCTAAACCTGCCACAAGCGGAGCTTTTATCAAAGTATGATCTGCTTGCGCGTGTCTTGCAAAGGCTTCATAAACTTCTTCTGTAGATACTAGTAATTCATTACCACCACGGGGAAACTCACCGAGAACCTTAGTGCGATAGAAGTCACTATCCTCGCCGTGGAGTTCTTTTAGACGCTCAGACGCGTCCATATCATTGAAAGGAGACCTCAGTGCGGAGAACGTCACCTGAGTCCACTCCTTCTTATTCTTATGGTGTGTATCAAAGAAGAAACCCAAATTCCTCGTAGGGTTACTAGCTAGAACACACCACACGTTCTTCTGCATCATGGAACCTTCTAATCCTTTGAAGACTGGATCAGGTACACCAGATGACTCGTCTACTATAAAGAGTAAATAAGGTGCGTGAAAACCAGCGAGAACGTCACCAAGTTTATCTTTGCTATCTTTCGGAATCGTACGTGCTGCGATGTACCATTCTCTGTAACCTTCGATATATATCTTACCTTGGATTGGCTTGAGAGATTCCCGAATCTTGTCGTATTTGATCAGACGACTCCAAGTCAACATTTCAGCAAACAAAAGGTCTTCTAGTTGGTGACCTGTGGGAGCAGTACATACAACCTTACTCCCAGGATAACAAGTCAAAAAGTAGAGACTTAAAGTAGCAAGATAACATGTCTTGCCTGTACCAGTACCAGACTTGATACTGATAAAGTGATCTTTAACGAACACTTTATCAGCAGCAGCTTGGTCAGGAGTCACGTCCATATCCAACATTTCTTTGCACCATAGAGGATAGTTACCTTGATATCTCTCTACATATTCTTTACTATCAGCTACCATCGTAAGAAACCTTTTCTATGCCATTACACATAGTCAGAATGTCACCTGGGACATGGAAGTATCTGCTTACTCCGCATAGGTTGTAGATCTTACCTACGAAAGAAGAACATATACCACCAAGTCTCGAAGTGTCCATATTAAATATGTTAGCTATCCACACCAGTGGAAGCTCCCAATAATTGTAGTTTTTTTCTATTTCCTTATCTGAGTCGCGGAGTTTAAAGATTTCAACTTTCACCCTTAGACTATTCTTTATTACTTCTTTAGGGGGCTTACCATAGAAAACAATATGGCCTTTTTTCTGCCGATCCTCAAACCACTCAGAAGCATACATGATTTGAAATCCAACACCTTCAATGAACTCAGCCACCTTAAGCCTCATCAGATTGTCTTCCTTAGTCCAATAGGTCATAGCAACATGCTGAAAGCTCTGACCAGTTAGGACTCTGATAAGCAAACCTATAAAGCCATTCCCCTGTACTCCAAGTACCCCACCAGTTTTAACTGTCTCCCGAAAAGTAAAATAATCCATCTGTAGCTCCATTAAGCATACTGAAGGGCAAAACCAACCCAACAGCGGTGGTAGGTGAAAACCAATAGGCTGGCGAAACAGCAGAGGCCGGCCCGAGGTAAGGTGGAGACGACTAAAAGTAGCGTGTTTTGATATCTTTCACAAAGGTTACTCCCTTTTTAACGAAGGTGACGATCTTAGTCTTGTTGGCGATTAGGAATGTGAGAAGTTTTGCCATAGAACCGTAAGTCATGATAGCCTCCTTTTATGGTACGACGATGTGCCCTTCGAAAGTTATTGTAAATTCAGTAAGTCCTGTAAGATCATCTTGAATCCAGATCTCAAGGTCTTCACCGGGAGCTAGGCGAATTGCCACTCCCATTTTATTCTGCCCTGCAAATGTAAGACGACTTGAGAAACCATCTATACCCTGAGCGGGATTATCAGATGTATACTCTTTAAAGTCAAAGGCAACTCCCGAAAGATCATAATTCTTCTTAGCATTAAACATATTAAGTATTGTGCCATTACTACGTCTTAGGACAATACCATTTGTTAGTGCTGTTAAGTCTCCAAACTTATCTAACGAAACTGCGCTAACGCAAGTAGCTTGAATGATGATTCGAGTTATATCTAGAGTTATATTAACTAAACCTTCTGGATCACCGCCCCTTACAGTAAAGATCTGTGGACTAGCCATAGACCCTAATATATTCATGTCATGGTTTGTTGCAACAACAGTAGTGTTCGCTATGTTAAATCCAAAATCAACAGGAGTATCTATAGTAACATCTAACGTATTTATTGCAGTTATGTGAGCATAGGAGAATCTTGTATTTGTCGGATCAACAAATAGAATGCCTCCTCCTACAGATAAATCTGCTACACTAGCGACGGGAATGATATAGTCATTCAGAGTAAGATCGCTTGTAAGTGTAGTCTCGCCTATGTTCTGGTAAAACTTAGCTATGATAGGTGGTGAGGTTTGGTCTTGTATATTAACTGCTACCGCACCATCAGATTCGAGTTTTAGTTCTACATTGTTACTATTGTAGACCCTTACACTTCTTGCAGCATCAGCGGGAATGGCTAAGCATAAAGCTAGTGCCATTAGCGGTAGTATCTTATTAAACCACTTCATGCTTGCCTCCTATTATACGAATGTCTCAACGCTAGTCTTAGTGACTACTGTAGCACCTGCAATGGTTGCTTCGGCTACTGTGAGTGTATCAGTTTCTTGAATTGTACCTGCTGTGGTATTACCAGACGGATCAAAGGTAGCACCTGTTGAACCTGTATCAACATAAGCTATTTCCATTGTGGCATCATTAGCCGCTGGCAACCTAGCTGTAAGAACCATATCATTAGTCTGACGAAAGAGTGTAAAGAAATCAGTTATATCTGACTCTAATAGAAAGGCCGCTTCAATCTTGGCCATGACTTGTACATTAGTATCAGCATCAAGAATAGCAACTACGACGTCCAATGGG